CAATGCCGGATTGATACCGGATTTTAATAATACCGGTGACATCAGCGTTTGCTTGCTTAGCCTGAAAGAGCTTGTGACCATTGAGAGGCTCAACAGATGCCCAAACAGTAAGGAAAGTACTCCATGTTTGGGTGACTCCGCCGGCCGTGTCTTGGCTAGTTGTGGGAGTTTCAATGATTATTCGCTGTCTGAGTTGTCCGATATTCATTTAATCCTCCCAGACGCCATAACACCGGTCACCGCATAGGGCATTAATAGTAAATTGAATATTGCCCGGTACTGACCCGAAGGACACAGCACTTCTGTTTTCGTACCAATGACCAATGAGCAGTTTGATGGCATGCTTAAACATTTCTGGTACAGTTGCATATCCAGCCTGGTAGCGTATACGGATACCGCCAGAGGGTATCAAGCTATTAGAAGGCCAGCTTGAGCCAGATGCCGGGACAACTAGTCCGGGTGAGCAATCTGTATTGACTACATAATCCCCTGAGTCAATCGTATGCTCCACACCCTCGCTGTCTGTATATTTGATACTGGTAATGGACTGCAAAGGCGGCCTTGGAATCAGTATCTCGCCACAGGGAAATTGGCTGAACACATACTCCAGAGTCTGGGTGCCAAGTGCTTTTTGAAGTACGATAGTCTCCAAATGCTGTCTAGCAGCTGTTATCAGATTTGCTATATAGGTGTCATCGGCAGACGTATCAACCCGCAGATGCAGTTTTGCCTCTGTGAGGCTTACTGGTTCGGACGCAGGCGGAGTTATGAGTTTGATTGCCATATTGATTACCTCTCTTGGAGGAGATTACTTCGGTTTTAGTTTCATGGTCTGTACTCAGTTTGTCCTCAATTTGAGGGGCACCAGCTGGCCGCCCACAAACAGAGCAAACCAGCTGGCCATTTACATAGTTAAAATATTTGCACTTGCAAAGCATAAAGTCCCCCTTTAGGACACTCTGATTCCTAGTACATAAACAGTTACAGCCGCGTTAGTGTCCTTTACCGCTGTAATACGCAGGGTGCCGCCGGCAGCAATTTCGGCATAAGTTGGGTCAATAGAACCAATACGTTTGATAGCATTGACCGCAGCCGTTTTAGCAACCGCGTCTGAAATGGCATTTGAGCCATTTTTAACCTGCCAAGTATCATCAGTAGCGTGGGCAGCAATACCGGTGTTCAGACCCCACACATCAATCACTCTGGTTTTATGGGTCAGTATCACATCGTTATCGCCTGAAAGGTCAGCTACATCTATTCGATGCAGGACTACCAAACCGCCAATGACATTAACATCTGCCACCTGCTTGGCTACAAGACCTGTCAGAGAGGCCGGGGTAATACCTGCCTCTACAATGGACGAACCCTTGGTATTGTCCGAGTGGTCATGCTCGCCGACCTTGTGTACATGGTCAACACGGGCAGGAGCGGAAGATGTGCCTACATCATTTTCTGTACCCGTTCCGTTCGCTGCCATATCGCCGACCAGCCCATATGTAGCCAGAGACGATTTCTGTGTCCATGTGGGCGAAGCCTTAGTATTTGTATTCTGATAGAGGGTGCCATTGGTGGTATCAATCAACAGGTCGCCTTTATCGGCTATGCCTGCATAAGTACCACTGGTGCCATCTGAAGGGGCACCGGCATTTCGCCATGCCCGTTTGCGTGAACCTTCTATGATATTTGCCGATTCACCGCTATCAGGCGGGCACATGAACATTGTCATGCAAAACACCCGCAACATAAGCATGAACATTCGGTTTAACTTTTTCATGTTTTCTTCCTTTCGTAGGAGAGGGGAGCGGAATTCCGCTCCCCTCAACCTTATATTTAGATGCCGGTAATTTTGGCAAAAGCAGGTATGCGGGTGTGAACCATAGCAGCCCGCAGGGAAGCTAATATTGCCAGCTTGCCTTTGACAAAGTAGTCAGAGTAGCCACTGGACATTTCTACTTCTACACCTCTGCGCATGGCCAAATAGCTGAAGTTCGCATAGTCACCGGTAAGAGCTGTATTTGCAGTTACGGCGGTAGTCTGAACAACAGGTACACCCCAGATTGACTTGCCGGCTGTTGGATCATTCGGACTACCGAAGATATAAATACCATCGGCTGTACGAAGCAGGCGAATCCCCTGCCAGTCTGAAGGATTAATAAAGAGCACAGACGGCTCTGCGAATCCTACAGTCCTAACCAAATCAAAGGCCTTATAGATGGAGTCAGGAGTCGGGTCACTACCTTTAGCCTGTTCCTGCAAAGCAGCGAGATTCAGAGTACCAAGCAGATTCGGGGTATTCCCGTCACCTTCAACAATTTGGCTATCCAGTGTTTGACGTACCATGAAAGCCAACCGGTTATTAAGATAAGCTTCAGCCAGAGGCACATCTTCAAGCTGGACTTTAGAAGTAGGTACGAAGGTTGATATTTCTTCAACCGCTTGAGTGGTTGCAGTAAGAGCCAAGGCAGACTCAGCAGCTGCATTGCCCTCAGACTTGGCAGCAGCGGCGTTGGTGAAGGTAGTTTCCTTCATGTACGCTACACTGTTCTGGGCAGTTGGGAAAATAGGGATATAATCAATGATGGATAATGGACGAGTCGGAGCACCGACATAACCAGGTAGCCGTATATTTTCAGGAGTCCAACCAGAGCTGGTAAAGAAGTTAGCTTTCAGGTCTACATCCAGAAAGGCCGACTTGGGATCAATATCCAGCGTAACCCTTCTGCGCTCTTCCTTAACAGCTGCGGATTTCATGATAAGCTCGCCAATGCTTAGAGTTTTAGTAAAGGCCGGGTTGGGTTTCTGCGGTTCTTCGCTGGCCAATTTCACGCCTTCATCAGCGGATTTACGCAGTTCGGCCAATTTAGAAACCTTCTGATAATCGGTATTCAGTTCTGTGAGCTGTTTTTCCAGAACGTTCATTTCGGCAACCTTTTCTTCGGTGGTCTTGCCCTGAAGACAAGTAACCTTGTCGAAGTCCAGACTGTCACCGGCCTCAGCAAATACCTTATGTATGAGGTCGGATTTGGCTTTGATTTCGCCCTTGATTTCGGTAATGGTTTTCATTTAGATTTCCTCCAGTTTTTTTAATGTTTTTTGACAGCGCAGGTATAGGCTTGCGATTATGGCCTTATCCGGCTGTTTTGGGGAAGCTAACAAGGATTTAAGTTCTTCGGCCATTTCAGTTATAGTTTTGATTTGTTCCTCTAACTTTTCCTTGAAAGCAGGAGATAATTTGCGCCCTTCTTTCCGTCTCAAATCAGCAAGCGATTTAACACGGGTAGTTAAATCTTTGACAGCAGCAAGCACCGCCTCGGATTGACTAGTGAAAGTTGTGCCTTCCTCAGACTTGATAGCTAAAGTGCCGGTGTTTACTCCGGCTCCACGTAGAACAGGAGATGCTTCAAAAACATCCAATTTCTTCAGCACCCGCCAGACTTTAGGATTGTCATTCCATGGAGTACCTTCAGCTACTTCAAGCACTCTGAACCCATATGACCACTCTTGCAGTTCGGGGGCATTCTTGATGGTCTCGTAATGTTCCTTCCCTGCAGTGGTGTTTAAATAGAACGCCCCATCCACGAATACCTCGCCATTTTCTTCTCTGATTACACCTTTCCCCACCGGTAACGCATCAGCCCATATAGAGTGCATATAGGCTGATATCAAGATGTTCTTCCCGTTCGGGAAAGCACCGGGTAAGGTCACATCGCCATCTTTATCAATGACATTTAAAGTGGCGATGCGAGCTGTAAAAGTACCAGGGCTGTCTGATTTAAGGTCAAGCCCAACAAATGATTTGTGCTGGGTCTCAACAGAAACTTTATCCATTGCCATCTCCTTTATTTATTCACAGGATTAACAACCGGTACTTTACCGGCCATATCCATTGGAACCATGTTTGCTTGAACGTAGTATTTATCTCCGCCTGGGTCAGTGATGGGGTCGAGGTTTTCTTTTTCACGGATATCGTTGGGGGATAGAGCGCCCAAATAAAACAACTCCTTATAAAAACTGGCGCGTGTAACAGGAGAGCCTCGGAGCAATCCTTCCACCAAGAATTCGGCGAAATAATCAGAACGCTCATCCTCAGTCAATAGTTGAGTATTTATCGCTTGTTCCCAACGCACGAGCCATGGGCGCATGGTGTAGATGACAAATTCCAATGACTGTTGCTCTATATTGTTATTAGTTGAACGCTCCAAATCTCCTATCATGTGAGGAGGAACATGATAGAAACTGGCAATCTCTGAACGTTGGAATTTGCGGGTTTCCAAGAACTGTGCATCTTCAGGCGACACAGAAATTTTGTTGAATTTTGCACCCTCTTCAAGGATGATAGGCTTGTTTGAATTCCCCAGTCCGGCATACTGATTAGTGAATGATTCCTTGAGGTTTTTATAAGCGGTATCACTCATTTTGGATGGGTGTTCTAGTATGCCGGATGGATTGATTCCATTTTTAAAGAATCGACTACCGAATTCCTCTGTCGCTTGCGCCAGCCCTATTGTGTTACGGGCCATGGTTATAGGCGCATAACCTACTAATCCATCAAACCCTAAACCGGGGATATGCAATACTCTCCATGCGGGCAAATCAACAGGATGGCTACCATCTGAAGGAGTGTAATGGTAAATAATCTGCTTGGTTTGTGGGTCTCTAGTTTTACGGACTCTGTTAGGGAATAACGGCCACAAAGCCTTTATGTGTGTGTAATCTTCCCAATCTATCTGCGCATAGGCATTGCCCCACGTCAGTAGATGGCTCATAAGGGTTTCACGCAGGGTTAGGGAGTTCATTTCGGGATTAGGCTGATTATGCAAAAGAGTGTACAGGGGGTGTTCTGTTGCTCTGATTTTACCTTTGCCATTGCGTTTGTAAACAACCAAAGGTAAGGACGCTAATGTTTCAGACAGGAGTCTGATACAAGCGTATACAGTAACATTGCTAAGAGCAGTTTCCTCATTTACATAAACACCTGTCAGACTCTCACTTGAGAATATGCTTTTTTCGCCAGGCTGTAGATTAATAACAAAACTTTTTAAGAATGCTTTTATTGGATTCATTTATCACTCCCGTTCACAGGGTTAATAAGCCCCGGCTTTCATATACGGAGGGTTCATTCCCATTGCTATGTGAAATAGCCCGGCTCAGTGCCATAATTAAGGCCACTACGCCGTCAATACGGCCGGTGGCCTTTTGTTTGTTTGGCTTAACGTTGTCATTAGCATCCCAATACAGCTGGAGATTATCCGCATTCCATCTAAGAACCGGGTTGCCGCCGTGCTGTAACTTCCCATTCAGGACAACTCTTAGTAGCTCTTTGGTTGGTGGTGACATATTCTGGACTGACTGCTTGAACTCAATTAGCGGATATCCTTCGTCTGATAACTCAGTAACCAGATGCATGGCATTCCAAGGGTCAAAGGCTATTTCGCGTATCCGGTATTTCAGAGCCAATTCGCTTAATGTCACCTGGACCGCACTGTAGTCCACTACATTTCCCGGAGTTGGCCGAACCAGCTTTTGAGCCGCCCAAATCGGATATGGTATTCGGTCACGGCGGGCAGCCATTTCAAGGTTATCTAATGGCAGCCAAAAGAACGGGATTGTTCGGTAATAACCATCTTCTAACGGAAATACTAGGTTGAGTGATGTAAGGTCGGTGGTAGATGATAAGTCCAGGGCGGCATAACATTCCTGACCTTCCATCTCAGCACACCACTGCTCGTATTTTTCAAGTTCAAATTTAGACGGCCCGCATTTATCCCAATTCTCCATCGGCATACCCTTTACGAAGCAGCTAATCCACATATTGAGACGTAGCTGCTTGAATACGTTTTCCTCGGCCGGATTGCCTTTAGCAGATTGATATGCTTCGCGCATCTCATCAATGGACAACACCTCACCGAGGGAAGGATTAACGTCATACCAGTTGTTTTCGTCTTCCCAATCCCATCCCTTGGTATCCTCAGGCGGGCCATATATGACAGGGTAGAAAGTGGGTTCTTCACGTTTGCCATCAAGAATATCGCGGGCTTTATCGTGATACTCGCGGCAGATACTTTCCCTGTCTACGCCTGCTGTGGTTATCATGAAAAAGAGAGGCTGCTCACGGGCCGCACCTGCACCTTTAGTAAGCACATCTACAAGGTCTCTGTCAGGCTGTGCGTGTAATTCGTCAAGCACCAGACCTGAAGTATTGAAGCCATGCTTAGCTTTAACCTCTTTACTCAGTACCCGGTAAAATGAGTTGGTGCTGGAAACTACAACACGTTTGACACTGTCTAATATATTGCTTCGCTTAAGAAGGGCAGGTGACATACAAACCATATCAGCTGCTACATCAAATACGATGCGTGCTTGGTCGCGGTCTACAGCAGCGCCATATACTTCAGCCCCATGCTCACCATCAGCAAATAGCAGGTATAAAGCGACAGCGGCAGCCAATTCCGACTTGCCGTTTTTCTTGGGTATCTCAACGTATACAGTCTTATATAGTCGGGTGCCGTTAGCCTTGCGCCATCCGAAGACTTCCTCAATAATCTTACGTTGCCATGGAAAGAGTACGAATGGCTGTCCGGCCCATTTACCCTTTGTATGTTTAAGAGCCTGAATGAATCTGACTGCGTGGTCGGCATACTCTTGGCTAAAGAAAACGCCCTTAGGCGAGCCTTTGGGCGGTTTAGTCTTATTAATGAACCAGCGGTCTTTGTTGGCCATGAGAAATTACCTCAATTCGGTAAGACTTTCTTTGCTCTCGCGTTAGCCTCCTCTAATGCTTTTTCCATCTCATCAACAGGCTCATCTGAAGCACCGGGTACACTCATGCGTGAACGTGAAGAAGGAGTCAAACCAAATTCGACACAGAATGCTTTAATCTGCGCTAATGCATCTTTTGCAATTCTGACCTCAGGCTTTACAGCACGCTTCATTGCTAATGTTTTGAAATCCTCATAAAGGTATGTAAATCCTTTACTGATTTCCTCCTCGGCCTTACGCCATCGGCTATAAACAGCACAGTAACCGGTCAATGCAACCCGGTCAATCTGCGAAATAATCCCCAGTTTCGTCAGCTCAGGAACAATACGTTTCCATTCTTTTTTTGCTTCAGCATCCAACCATGATGGGCAAGTCGGAGCAATTGAGGGTGTAGGAATTTCTTTTGCTTTGCGTGCTTCAAGATTTAAGCGTGAAGGGTTCCCATTTAACTCATGAATTCTGGTTGGTTTTGGTTTTCTTCCCCTGGTTGTCATGGTCTCTTCACCTAAAAGTTTCTAATTTCCCGAAAATTTACACGGAGGTT